TAAGTTTTTTCCAGTGGCTTGGCGGTGGGTTCCCATGTGAAGTTAACTTCATGTTTTGTGCTCAGAAATGTTAACAAATTGTTCACAAAAATACAATACGGAGTTCATAATATTTGAGTATACTATAAATGTAATCAAGAGAGGGAAGCGAAAGCGACAAGCTAAGCGACCAGAAATTAAAGAAAAGAGGAAACAAAAAATGAAAATGTACGAATTGCAAAAATTAACTAGTGAAATTGAAGAAACAACAAACAGAAAAGTAAAATTTTTAGGCACTACCTGTGCAGGAAAACCAGCAGTATTTTTGTATCTTAATGATTGGTTAGTTCATACTTATTTTTTAGATGAATTATATCATGAAATAAATACATTGTCATTTATAATTAATGCATTAGCTTTCGGAAAAAATCCAGTTGAGTTTTAAACCGAATAACAAAAAGAAAAGAGGAAACAAAAAATGAAGTACAGCAAAAACACAAAGTTGAACACAGTTTTGAATCAAATCGAAGAGAATTTATTGCAATTTGGTAAAGATGAAATTAAGCGTTATATGAAAGAATATCCTTATGAAACCGATTATAATATTTCGCAATATGGTAACATGTTAGTTTATTATTGGGAAATTAGAAAGATGTATATAAATGCAGGCTATAAAACATTCGAAAATAATAGAATATCCGATAATAAAATGTGGGAAATTTACAAGCGACAAGTTGGATATGTCGCAAGACAAATTATGAAAACTGCCTGATGAGTCTTTGAAAATTAAGACGAAACACCCGAAAGGGTGTTGCAGTAAATGAAAGTGGGTGTAATTATGATATTAAGAATTATGTTAAAAGACGAACGGTTTAAAAAAGGATATCGCCAGGTTACAAAAGAGTTTAAAACATATTCTGATTTAACTAACTATTTGCAATTTAATAAAGATAGGATTCACGGACAACTAAAAAAATACACTATCCTTGACAAAGGAAAAATTAAAGTAGGTGTTATAAAATGATTGATATTGATATTCACGAAATCAGATATACATTAGATATACTTAAAACACATTTTATGAAAAATTGTATAGACAATTGGTGGGAAATATCAAATTTAGAGATAATAGAAAAACATTTAAATAATATTGAAGATGAAATAAATCGCCTGACGAGTATTTGAAAATTAATACGAAACAATGTTTCATGTGAAACATTGTAGCGATTCGCAAATATAAAAGAAAAGGAAGTATTTAAAAATGGTAAAATTTACAAGAACATTGACTTATTACAAATTTACATGTTTAGTCAATGAAAACGGCGAAGCAAAAGAAAAGGTTTTCAACGTTACTGAAAGTAACGAAAACAAAGCAAGAAAAGAACTTTTGAAGTCTGTAAGCAATTGTTTAATTATGAAAACCGACGAAGTAAAAGAAAAAAGAGAAATGACACTTGATGATTTTATCGCTAATTCTCATGTTGTCGAATAATTAAAAGGAGTGTATTAAAATGAGTAACGAATTGCAAATCAAGGAAAATGTATTGGATAATGGGTCACAGATGTTAGTGTCATCTTTTAAAATGGATTCTATGGAAGATAGGCTAAAAGTTTTAAAAGCAACGAATACACCTGACCACAGAATCAAGGATTTTGTAAATATGGAAATTACAATCAAAGATATTTACATTGAAACTGTAAATGTTTTGCAGGAAGAAAAAGACGAAAACGGAAAGGATATTTACCAGACTTGTCCTAGAACAATTATTGTTGATGACAAGGGCGAAAGTTATGTTGCTGTTTCGTTTGGAGTATTCACAGCAGTAAAAAGAATTGTTGAATTGTTAGGAAATCCTCATGAATGGGAAAAACCCATTAAATTCAAGGTAAAACAAATTACCAAAGGTGACAGAAGCATTTTGACTTTTGAGCCAGTAGTAAAATAATTTAGATACTTATATTTTGTGTCGTTTGTAAAATAATATAAAGGCGGATATTGAATCGCTATCCGCCTTTTAAATTAGGTGATTATATGGATAATTTTAGTTATCAATTTAGCAATGATTTAAAATTTTATTTTTCAAACCCGCAACAATTAATATATTTTAAGCAAAAAGTAGACAGTAAAAATGTTATATACAATTTGAAATATCGTTATAAAAAACTTTATGGATTAAATATAACTGATGAAATGGCATATTTGTTGTTGTATTCTAAAATAGTTAATGATTTTAAAATAGAATGTTGTGGGGTGATTCTATGCCGAAAAGACGCGGAAAATATAATCAATTTTCAAATGAAATCAATAAACAAGTTAAAAGATATAATGAAAAAATCAAACGAATAAAAAATAAATATCCTGAATTAAAAAATTTATACAAGGATTCATTAAAAAGTAGTGAATTAAAAGATGTAATATTGACAGCGAAAGATTTAAAAAAACTGACTTCTTCAATAGACAAATTATTTATATCCGAAAATATTAAGCCAATAACGACAAAATCGGGAATAACATTAAATAAATGGGCGATAGATGAATATAACAAAGATGTAAAAATTGTAAATAAATTAAAATTAAAAGAATTAGACATTATGTTAAAAACTCCATTCAAAGGCACTGAATTTTCATATGCTCAAATGGGTGGAGATATTGGAAACGAATTACGTCCAATTAATAAAAAATATAATGAATATGATAAAGTAACAGATTTTAGAAAAATGTTAAAATCTGTACAATTTAGGAGTTTTCCTAGTTATAGTAAATACAGAAACAATTTATATAAAGATAATTTTATAAAATCATTATATCAAGTAGGAAATGAATACATAGATGAATATGGAAATATACAAACGATAGATTTAAAAGACGTTATTTCAAAAATTCCAGCGGAAAAATTTATTGATTTTCTAAGAAATATTGGTGAAGATTTACACTTAATTTTAAACGAAAATTATACAGTTTTGCAACAACGTGAAAGACTAACTGAACTTGTAGAACTAGTCAAAGGATTTGGGGTTGATGTTGTTTAGTGCTGACTTTGAAACTATAACAGACGAAAATGATTGTAGAGTATGGGCATGGGGAATATGTGATATACCGTATACATTTGCAAATTTTGGTAATAGCATAGAGTCATTTTTTGAACATTTAAAGACATTAAAAGAAAATTCAAAAATATATTTTCACAATCTCAAATTTGACGGTAGTTTTATTTTAAATTATCTATTATCAAATGGTTACACATGGGTAAAAGGAAAACAAGATTTAAAAATGAATACGTTTACCACTATGATATCTGAAGATATAAAATATTACAATATATCTTTTTATGTTAACAAGAAAGTAAAGGTTGATATATACGATAGTTTAAAAATAATTAATTTAACAGTGGAACAGATTGCAAAATCTTTCGGTATGCCGTTTCAAAAAGAAGAAATTGATTATAACGAATATAGAAGCAAAGACCATATAATGACAGAGAAAGAAAAAAGTTATTTATTAAACGATATAAAGATAGTTGCAACAGCATTAGATTATTTCTTTGAACAAAATCTAAAGAAAATGACACAAGGTAGTAATGCTTTATATAACTACAAGCAAATTATAGGCGGTGAAAAACATTTCAGACAATTTTTTCCGCAATTAGACGTTTCAATTGATAGTGACATAAGGAAATCATATAGAGGTGGATTTACATATTTAAATCCAAAATTTGCAGGCAAATTGATAAAAGAAGATGGTTTTGTTATAGATTATAATAGTCTTTATCCTAGTGTTATGTTAATGAAACCTCTACCATATTCTCAACCAGTGTTTTTTAAAGGCCAATACGAACATGATAAATATTATCCATTATACATTCAGCATTTAAGGGCACAATTTACTGTAAAGAAAGGTCATATACCTACAATACAATTAAAAAATAATTTATCATTTATAGCTAATGAATACATAACCGATAGTGGTTTTGAATATCCCGATTTATATTTAACTAATGTTGATTTATGTTTGTTCTATGAACATTATGATGTTTACAATATAGAGTTTATAGATGGTTGGAAATTCAGAGCACAAAAAGGAATGTTTGATAAATATATAAACAAATGGAGTAAGGTTAAGGTAGAAAGTAAGCTACAAGGAAACAAAGGAATGACACTAATAGCTAAACTTTTGTTAAATTCATTATACGGAAAGTTTGGAACATCACCAAAAGGAAGAAGTAAAAAACCATTATTAGAAAACGGAATATTAAAATTTGAAAAGTTAGAGGAAGAAGAACGGAAACCTGTTTATATTCCATGTGCTGTATTTATCACAGCATGGGCAAGAAATGAAACTATAAGAATGGCTCAGAAAATTCACGAAACAGGAAAATACATATACAGTGATACTGATAGCATACACGCAATAGGTGATATTCCAGATTTTATACCGTTAGATAATGCTAAATTAGGATATTGGAAACATGAATTTAACATAAAATATTGTAAATACTTAAGGCAAAAATGTTATGTTGATTACGGTACAGAACCTAATAGTAATAAATTGGAGCGTAATATAACCGTTGCTGGATTACCTAAATCAGCTAAAAAGTCATTCAAAATCAAAAAGTTTAACATAGGTAGTGTATATTCAGGAAAATTACAACCGAAGCAAGTCAAGGGTGGTGTGATATTAAAAACCACAGACTTTACTATTAAAGGAAAGTGAAGTAAAATTCATGTTGACAAACTCAAACAAAAGGAGTATAATGAAAGGAGAGAAAGGGAAAAAGTCATGATATATCAATGTTGGAAACCACGGTGAAGAGCCGCCAACATGAATTGTCTAGGTGGTACTAGATATCATTGACTTTTCCCAATCTTATAAAAATGGAATATTTTAATATAAACGATGTTTTGTCGCACAACAAATTATTTAACTTTATTGTTGGTGAACGTGGAAACGGAAAAACTTATGGTGCATTAGAATACGTTGTAAAACGTTATTTAAAATATGGTGAGGAATTTATATATTTGAGAAGATTTAAAACAGAGATTAAAAAAGTAAATTCTCTGTTTGAACCATTGAAAATAAATAACCCAAAATGGGAAATAACAGAAAAGAATAAATGTTTTTATATGAATGGTAAGTATATGGGATTTGCTCATGCCTTAACTCAATCTGTTGTACAAGCTAGTGTTGCCACACCTAAAGTGGGTACAATTATATTTGATGAATTTACCATGAAAGAGGGAACATATCATTATTTAAATAATGAAGTTGAAGATTATTTTTTACATTTTTGGTGTACCGTTGACAGGTTTAGAGGAGTTAAAGTAATATTTATAAGTAATGCTTATTCTGTAATAAATCCATATTTCACTTATTTTGGTATAAATTTTGATGAGGGAAATATATGGAAAAATGAGGATATTATAGCGATGAAAACAAATAGTGTTAAATATCGGGAGCAGATAAAACAAACACGTTCGGGTCAACTATTATCTAAAACGAATTACGGAAACTTTGCTTTAGATAATCAGTTTAAATTAGATAGCTATGATTTTATTGCAGAAAAAACTTCAAATGCTAGATACAAGTTTGATATGATTCTTGACGGGTTACAAGTAGGTGTTTGGTTTGATAACGAAAGTGGTTATTATTTTATAACAAATAAATATAGTTGTAATGGAACAAATTCAATTAAATTCGCATTAAGTAATACAGACTTAAAAGGCGCAACAATTTTTACTAAAAATGTACGTGGAATATTTCAGCTTGAAAATTTAGGAAAAATGTATCGCTATGGTAGAGTTTACTTTGAAGATTTGCAAATTAAAAAAGTTTATGAAAGTGTGATATCAAAATGGTAATAAACAGAAGAATGTATAATTATTCTAATCATTATTATGAAATGGGATTCACAATAAAGGAAGTCGGAACTTTCATTCATAAAATATTTGAATTACCATTAACAACTAGTAGAAGAATTGCAGAATATTGTATTTATTGTAAACAAGCTAATAAAGGATTTTGTCCGATTGATGTACAGGAGTTGATAAGATGAAAGATATTTTTTGTTTTTGTTGTGCTTGTGTAAGCAGTGCAATTTTATATCTGGTAGGTGACATAACAATGCCTTTCATAATTCTATTAATATTTATGTGTACTGATTACATAACAGGATTAATATTATCAGGTGTATTTAAAAAATCAAAGAAAACAGAATCAGGCGGTTTATCATCTGAAATTGGATTCAAAGGTTTGATTAAAAAAGTTTGTATTATAATTTGTGTGATAGTTGCTAATATGTTAGACTATGTGTTAAAAACAAATTATATTAGAAATGTTGTTATAATTTCATTCATTACAAACGAAGTCATTAGCATTATTGAAAACTTAGGATTAATCGGTGTAAAAATTCCTAAAGTTATCACAAATGCTATTGATATATTAAAAGGAAAAGAGGAAGATGAAAATGCAAAGATTGGGGATTGATTTATCCGAACATAACGGAGATTTCAAGAGTAGTCGATTAGACGATTTTGAATTTGTTATGATTCGGACAGGTTATGGAAGCATTAACAAGGACAAGCAAGAAGACAAACAAGTTTATAACAATGCCAAAAAATGTATCAAGGCAAAAATACCGTTTGGATTTTATCACTATTCATATGCGCTTGATACCAAAATGGCAGAAGATGAAGCAGAGTTTTGTCTATCAATTGTTGACAAAATATCAAATCAAGGACATAGACCAATGTATCCTATTGCATTTGATATTGAGGATAAAAAACTTGACAAGCTAACAATTGCACAGCGCACTGATATTTGTATTGCATTTTGTGATAAAATAGAAAAAGCAGGATATTACGCTGTGATTTATGCAAGTACAAGTTATTTTAAATCGAAGTTAGATTTGCAAAGATTAACACGCTTTGACAAATGGCTTGCCGATTGGACAAAGAAAAAAGATGAAGATTTGCAAAAAATAATTCCTCACGGAATACGTCAATTTAAGGTTGACAGAAACGAAAATTTAGATTATAATTATGCTTATAAGGATTATCCAGATATTATAGGAAAAATGTATGGAATAAAAAAAGAGTTAAAAGTTGGCAGTGTTGTAAAGGTTCTTAAACCTATTATATATGGAACTAACAAAAAATTCAAACAATATTATGAATACTACGAAGTATTAAGTATTGGGAAAATTAGAAAGAACCGTATCGTAATAGGCAGAGATGGAATTACAACATCTGCAATTGATAAAAAATATTTAGAGGTGATTAAGCAATGACAATAGACGAATTATTCCAAACCATTGCAGAAAAGACTACAAACAACGAAAACATAAGTGTTGAACTAAATGATTTAATGACAAGTGTAAAATCGTTACAAGGAGTAAACACACAACAAGAGCAACAAATAAAGGAATTGCAAGACTATAATTCAAAATTAAAAGACGCTAATAGCAATTTGCTATTGTCAAAAGGGTTTGTTTCTAGATTTGAAAAAGAACCAGAACCAGAACCCGAAGAAGATAAACCTAGAAATATTAAAGATTTTATTAAATTTGATTAGGAGTGATTTTTATGGGAGTTAATTTAGAGAATGGTGCGGAAGTAGTAAATACAGTAGTTGAGAATATGTCACCAACGTTAAGAGCAAGTATTCCGCAAGCAACAGCAACAAATATTCAAGATGTAGGAAAACCGATTTTGCAGTGGAGTGAATTGGCTAATGCTTTTTACACTACTTTATTTAACCTAATTGGAATGACTTATGTTGAATACAGAAGTTATAAAAACCCACTTTCAATGTTCAAACGTGGTGATTCTATTTTAGGTAGTGATGTGAGAGAGATTGCTATTAATTTGCAGACAGAAAAAGATTACGATGTAAGCGGTAGTAGACTTTTGACAAATGAAGCACCAGATTTGAAAGTTGCTTATTATAGAGTAAATCGTCAAAAAGATTTTGAAGTAACCAATATTGAAAGTGAATTGCAAATGGCATTTTCTAGTTGGGATAATTTCGGTACACTTGTAAGCAGAATTGTTGATAACCTTTATAGGTCAAACGAAGTTGCAGAGTACGAATGGACAAAGGGCACTATTTCAACTGCTATTAATGACGGACATTTAACTACAACAAATCTTGCAATGCCTACTGATTCCGCAACTGCAAATGCATTTGTTAAGGCTGTCAAAACATTATCAGATAAATTTACTTTTTTCTCTACTGAATATAATGCTTATAACAAAATGGCAACAAGCGATACTAAAAAATTCAAAACCTTTACACCTAAAGAGCAACAAGTTTTGATTGCAACCCCTGAAGTAATGGCAAGTATTGATGTAGATAGTTTGGCAACCGCTTTTAATCTGTCTAAAGTTGAATTTATGGGAAGAACAATTGTTGTAGATGATTTTGGCGGAACAGAGGATAAACCGATTACAGCATATGCAATGTTGTGTGATTCAGCATTTATTAAAATTTGGGATAAAACAAAGTATTTCAATACATTCGTAAATCCTGCTAACATGAGTGCAAAACACTTCTTACATGTATGGCAAACTTATGGGTATAGTCCATTTGCAAACGCTGTTTTATTCAAACCTGCTCAATAGTTTATGAAAGGAGATACGGAACATGACTTTTACACCAAATTCAAAGGTGCGGTTATGTTCCGTTCCTTTTAGTGATTATACCAACGTGTTAAGTTTTGGCAGTGATGATGAAGCTAGAGCAAATTATTTTATCAGTAAAACTGTTTATAACTTAACCGATGTTAATGGTTATAGTTACGTTAAAGGGAGCGGTACTATCCGTGTAAACAAAAACAAAGAATCATTATACAATGTTAATTATATGATGTATCGTAATGATAATTTCGGCAGTAAATGGTTTTATGCTTTTGTTGATTCACTTGAATATATTAATGCAAATGTAACAGAAATTAGATTCAGTACAGATGTATGGCAGACATGGGAAAGTGCTTTAAATTTTCATGAATCATTCATTGTACGTCAGCATATTCCAAAAGGCGAAGATACTATCGGAGCAAATTTGCAACCAGAGGGATTTACAAATTTAAAATATGTTGAAGAAAAATTATTAAGAAATGATTTAGTTAAATATCATTCGTCTGATAAATCGTTAGCTATAATAGTTTGTTGTACAGAATATCCTGACGGAGATAGCGGAGTATGGAGAAAACCGCCTAAATGTTTAATTGATGAAGTACAAGGCACGTTAGCATATATCCCATTCATTTCTACGAATACATTTTTTAATTTTTTATCAAAATTTATTAATGAAAGCGGTAAATCCGAATCAATTGTAAATATTTTTACTTGCCCAATAGAATGTTTTTACGACCAGACAAGTGGTACATTTAACTTTAAAGAGGGTACACCTTTGGGGGTATCTCCGAATGTATCAGTTAGTGATGTTTGGGAAACCAATTGGATTAGATATAGAATACCAAAAATGAATAAAATAAACATTGGAACACATGGAACAACTGTTAATCATTATGCTAGAAATAAAAAAATGTATACATTTCCATTCACTAAGGTAATATTAACTAATAATAGTGGAAGCAGTTTAACATTTAGACAAGAATTTTTTGACGGAACACCAACAGAGGGTGAGGACATTGTTTTTGATGTAAGGAATACTGTTTTACAACCTGTCACATCATATTGTCACCCTGCCAATTATAGAGAGGGAGATTATGTAAACGGACTTTCATTAACAAATTATCCAATGTTGCCGTGGTATACAGATACATATAGTAGGTGGTTAACATTAAATCAAAATACATTAAAATATCAGCAATTAACACCTATAATTAATGCAGGTGTTAACAATTTTAATAACATGGTTTCATCATTAACAGGTGGAGCAGGAAATTATGCAGGAGCAGGTACGCAAATGGATAGTGCTAGAACGACACAAGGACAATTTAATGCCATTGGCGGGGCTATCGGAAATAGAATTGCTTCACTAGGAACACAAATTAATAACACTGTAAATAACCTTGTATCAACTGGAGAACAAATATGGAGTTTTTACGCAAAAAAAGCTGATATGGAATTACAGCCAAATTTATCAGCAGGAAATTATAACGCAAATAATATTTTACAAATGAATCAAAAATTAAATTTTAGTGTAATGTTTCAAAGAGTATGTTTCGAACAATTCAAACAAATAGATAACTATTTTGATAAATTCGGTTATGCCATAAACGATTTTAAAGCTGTTAACTATAATAATCGTTATAATTTTGATTATATTGAAACATCACAAGTTGTCATTGAGGGTGATGTACCAGAGGACGATATGGATACAATAAAAAATATATTCAATAGTGGAGTTAGAATATGGCATGATACATCAACATTTTTAAATTATTCAGCATACGAATATAATACTAGCGATAAAAAATAGGTGGTGATAATATGGGAAAACGTAAACCATGGGATACTAATTTGTGTGGGTATAAAAACAACACAGCTTTTATGATGTACTATTCATATCTTGCAAATTTGCTATTGTCTAGGTATGAATGGAAAAATTTACCTGAATCAATGAACGAACGTTTCATAGAATTGTGTTTGTTCGAAGATGGAAAAGCAGTATTTGTAAATGATGATTTGTATGGAATGCTGAATTTAAGATATTCCGAATCGAATACATTAAATATCTATCAAGAGCCAGAAGAAATAAACGCATATTCTCTTGACTATCACAAAACATATAAACTACAAGATGTTGCACTGATTTACAACAATTATACCAAAATGCCAGACTTAGGAATTGTCTGTGAGTATGCTCTTAGGTTATATGATATCAGAAGAACGATAGATGTAAATACTAGAGTACAGAAAACACCATTGCTAATGTTGTGTCCTGATAATAAAAAGTTGACATTAAAAAATATTTATATGCAATATGACGGTAACGAGCCAGCTATATACGGATATAAAGACACGTTCAATGACACCGAATTTAAAGTATTGAAAACAGACGCACCGTTTATCGGTAATGACATGACATTACTGTTTAACAAAGTTCTAGATGAATTTTTGACAAGATATGGTATCAACAATGCTAATACAGACAAACGGGAAAGGTTAATCACTGATGAAGTAAACGCAAATAATCAATTGGTACAATTATGTGGTGATGTTGGATTACTTTGTAGAAAACAAGCATGTGAAAAATTCAATAAACTTTATGGAACAAATATTGATGTTGAATTAAGACAAGAGCCTTTAGAGAAAGAATGTAAAGAGGGTGATGAAAATGAGTCGATATACGATTGAATTACGTTATTTAATTGAGGGTAACTATGATTTAGGGTTAAAAGATTATCCAATATTTGATGAATCATATCGAGAACAATTAAATAATAAAATCATTCAACACTATTATTTTCGTGAAATAGGATTCGAAACAGAAGCATTGTTCAAAAACAGACTAAATCAAAAAATGAATGAAATAATGCCATATTATAATCAAATGTATGAATCTGAATTAATAAAAATAAATCCTCTATACACTACAAATATAGAAGAAAAATTTGCAAGAGAATCAATAGCTTCTGGGAACGGAACTTCAGAAACAACAGGAACTGGAAATAATACATCATCATTCAACACTACACAAACAACAGATTATGGAAAAGTAAGTAAATTTTCTGATATAGCACAAGCACAAACTACACCAAACGAAATATTGAACGACAAATATTTGACTAGTGCAACAGTAGATGATGGCCAAGACAAAGATACAAATAACGGAACGAACACTTCCGAATCGCAATCAACATCTAGTGGAACAACTTCAAGTAACAATAATTTAAATGAAAATACAACACTATCCAAAACTGGAAACAATGGAACAGCAAGCGAAAGTGAATTATTAAATATGTATCGTGAAACATTTTTAAATATTGACATGATGATTATTGACGATTTAGACGAACTATTTTTAGGAATTTGGTAAGGAGTGTATTAAAATGATTGATTTTACAAAAGTACCTAATATTCACTATTGGACACAAAGGGTTTTACCTTGTGTGTTTGATGAGAGTTTATCTTATGTAGAAAAGATTAATAAACTTGAAGAAGAAATAAACAAATTAATTGAAGATTACAACACATTCGGTCAAGCTGTCACAAATGAAATTAACACATTTGAGGGAGAAACAACAAATCAAATCAATGCTTTTGTTACACAAGTTACTGATGATATTAATTCATTTAAAGAAAATGTAACTAATAACATTAACTCTTTTGAAACTGATATACGCAATATTGTTGAAGAGTTTGAAACAGCTATTAATAATGATATTGCTACATTCAAACAAACAATAACAACACAACAAGAACAATTTGAAACCAGAGTAAACAACGATATTAATGCTATGCAAGAGGTTGTAAACGAAATTCCTAATACTGTGACAACACAAGTTAATGCAATAACCCAACCATGGCTTGTGGCAAATGTTCCTGCAATGGTTGAATCCAGTGTTGCTAACAATGTAAACAAAGTTTTTGATGTAGACCAATTATATAATAGCGGAACAAGTGAAACAATTGGTGATATAAATAACTGGACAGATACAGGGATTTATTTTGGAACTACAAATAGGGAATTTCTTAATTTTCCAGAAAGTTTTGGCAGTGGATATAATTTTATGTGTATTGTCGGACATTCAGCAGATACAAGTGTAAATAGTCCACTGCAACAGAATCTATATATTTCTAATGGAAATATATATTACAGGTCGCAATCAGATATTCAAGTGTGGGATAATTGGTATAAATCAAATATTTCAGTAACAAATATTCCAAAAGGTTCAATAATTGATTTTAACACTTATTTTTACCTAAACAAAGTAAATGCAAATGGTGATATGTGGATTACTATATTTCAAGATTATAATAGATGGATAAATGGACCTAGCGGATTTAATTCTGGTGATATTGCATTAATAACAAGTAATATATCATATGCGAATGATAGTGTTATATATGTTGAAAACGTAACAAAAATTGGTAGCACAGCAATCAATCCGCAATACATTGGTAAAACATGGAGTAGATGTAAAGTTGGGACAACATGGAAATCATGGAGTCCAACAACACTTGATTACCAATATAAAGAAATACTCACGAACACCGATTTGGATAATTTAACGGAAACAGGAATATATACTATTAGTAGTGAAAGTGGTGTTACAATAGGTGGTTTACCGTCAACAGCTTTACAATACGGTTCGTTTTATATCAGAGTAACAGCAAATAACATTGGTACAAATAGCGATGAAATAATTCAAGAAATTATAAATGCTGGTTCTGGTGCTTCTAGTTATACAAGAGAAAAGCAAGGCACTCAATGGAGTAATTGGAAAAAGATAGGTGCAGAATTGGTATATTCTACAAATAAAACTTTTACGATTGGTAATGGTACACCTTATTGGTGGGATAATATCGTTACAACACTAAATTATAATTTCAACGATATGCCAAATTACGAATGTCAAATTGATGTGTGGAATAGTATGCAAACTGGATATCTACAAATACCGTTAGTTGTCGGTTGTACAATGACAAATTATGCAGGTACTAATGCTGTAAATCTAACACCGACAGTGTATTGCCCACTTGCTGATGAAATTGTATCAGACCAGACATTTACTATGAATATAAAAGTGTTTAAAAGGTATTAAAAATTAATCAAAATTCACACGCTAGAAAATACAAATTCTAGCGTGTATTTTTTACGCAATAAATTCATATTAGCTTTAACGCTTTATCATGCTAAACTAAACTATACTATGCTATGAACCCACCGCCAAGCCACTGGAAAAAACTTA